CAACATAATATGGTTCGTTATCGATTAGATCGTTTGTGCCCGATGTTGTTAGATATTGTATTACCGGAGAACCAATACTCAAATAATATATTTCATCGCCAGTAGAATAACCGTGATTAGTAATATTGATTCTGTTTGTTGTCGTATTAACTAGCGTATTTGGAACAGATACTTGATTATTACTTTCAAAATAAACTAAATCTCCAGCTGTTAATGTAACGCTAAGTGTACTATTACCAGTAACTGTATTACTTGCTATATCAAGAACGACACCTGATATTTTATTATTTGCAATTAAATTATTTGAAAAGTAAATGTCCTCGAAAAGCCCAAAAGTTCCTTCAGTTTTAGCAACATCGACGTGTACAAAACTATCAAGAGTTATAGAATCTATTTCTCTTGTTTCACCAACAACGTTTACAATAGCATCAAGAGAAAAACCAGAACCACCATCTAATAGTGTAAATTGAACTTGGCCATTTCTATCCGTTGTAGAAACAACTCTGGCAACACCACCAGCACCGCTATTATTAACGTTTACTAAATCGCCAACATTATAATTAATACCACCATCAGTAATACCAATAGAAGAAAGAGACCCAATAATAATTGGTCCATTTTCAATAGTAATTTCTGGAACAGCTTCGCAAAGTATCTTTTCACCGTATGTAAAATTCCCTTTAACATCGTTTAAAATCAAAACGTTAATATATTTGTTATTTACAACTTTTACAAAATAGTTATCAACAACTGCTGATGCAAATGTTCCAGTTGAATAAATTTTATGACCAATAGTATTAACGAAATACGGACAATCTGTAAGTTCAATATATTTTGGTACTACCCATTCGCCATCTGAAAGTTTGAATATGTCTTTTCCAGGCGTGTATATTTCGATATCTTCATTAAATAAAATTTTGAAAAGCAAAGCATAAGAACGATCGGATCCCTTAGAACGATAAAGATCCAAAATATGTTTTATCAATAAAGGTTTATCTGCAAGAATATTTTCTGGTATTGAGTTGATATACTTATTTTTAAAGTATATTAGGAAATTATTTAATGTTGTATCAAGGTCTCTGTACTCTAAGAGAGAACGACTTTCATGTAATATTTCGCCTTGAGATTCTAACCATGAATAATATGCTTTAACGAACTCAATAAATTTTGGTCCCTCTTCTTGATAGAACTGAGGAAATTGAGATTCAATAAATGGCGAAATTAATTTTTCTATTGACATTATTCATTAACTGTTGTAAGAGATAAACCGGAAATAGTATCAATTTCGATTATACTATTATTCTTACAGTATATATCTTTGTTTTTTGTGGTGGTAAAAATTTTCAAACCGCCAAAAATATTAAAGTACTCAATAGAATTAATGTATATTAGACCAGTTGTATAGTTTATACTTCCAACTTCTGTATAAATTTTAACAGGTGTATTTTCTTGTTCGTATTGATATAATACACCGTTACCTGTAGTCACGCCCTCAATGTAATCCGTAAATACATAATTTTTACCGCCAGTAATAAATTTAGAACTTATTACAGAACCCTTTTCGATAGAATTATTAAAATTGCAAGTTACTATTGTTGGTTGATTTATTTCAGGGGAAAAAATTCTATATAATTTTGTTACGGTTTCATTACTTAAAATGCCAATATCTGCTTCATTTATTTTCTGTTCTAAACGAGATAATCTGAATGCGGTATTGAAATTTTGAAGACTATCAGTATTATAAGCTTTTATAGCATTTGTAACTTTGTTAATTATTGATGCAGGGCTAGAAGTTGTACTTGCTAAATTTGTATGAATAACTGAATTGATAGTAACATAAAGATAATCAGGGTCAATTATCTTAACTCTAATACCAATAGGCGAAAGCTTATTTACAAAAGAAACAATATCCGATTTTCTTGTATCGGTTAATACATTACCAGAAAACGTACTTGGTGAAATGAAAACCGTACCAAAATTTACTTCGGTATTTGTTATTTCGCCACCGTATACATTAACGTATTGTATTTCTGGGTAATTCTGTAAAAGTAAAACTCCGTAATCATTATCTGTAACACAACGACCCTGTGTTTGGTAGTGTCTGGGTGCATTGAAGCGTATTGATTCTATACCTTCAGAATTAGCACCACTTAATGCTCCTGAAACTGTAACTACTTCATCGTTAGTAGCATAACCATCATTTACTGTACCAAGATCAGAGTCTAAAGTAAAAGAAGTAATTCCATTTCCATCTGAACCACTTGTGATTCGATAATTAGCAGTTATAATAGCGCCATTTTTTGGTTTTCTTCCGAAAATATCATCGCCAAAAACAATTTCATACTGCTTATTAGAAGTAGCCTGTAAGAAGTATACGTTGCTAGTATAATCTAAATTATAAAGGTTTTCGGCAAATGCGAAAGTAGTATTTACGCTGTTTTCGGATACTGTTATTTCAAGGCTATTTGTATCTATTTCAAAATTAGATATAATGAATTTTTGAGTTTCGCTAGTATAGTCCATAGTGAAAGAATCTTGCATATAAGATCCTTCGTATATTTCTAAATTGCTGATTCTGTAAACTCTATCAGAAGATAGATAGTATTGTTCTCTATCTGTAACAAAATTGAAGAAACCATTAGAATTAGTACCGCTGAAGACCGTTCCTTTAGGCAAAACGAAAGGATTGTTTATACCAGTAGTATTAATGTTGATATTAATTACAGCCTTAGCAGAGCGATTAGATCTTGGTAGATAATTTAATTCTTTAGCATGAGAAATAACAGAATCTAGTTTTTGAGCTGTATCAAGAAACATTTCAGAGGCTACCATATTCAAATAAAATGAATTTAAATACGAGTTGTACGTCATTACATCTAAAAGAACATTAATATTCGAACCCTCAAAATCATAATCTTTTAGAACTGATTGAGAAATTAGATAATTTTTAAAATTCTGTTTTAGGGTGTCAAAATCTAATGAACTGATGTTAAGCGAACTATTAGCCATTTATCTCGCTCTTTTTAAGAGAAAACTGAAACTTACAGGTGTTGGATTATTTATTAAATTATAAATGATAGTGATTTGAATTTCATGATCATCTGCTGTTGAAAGTGCTTCTATTTTCAAAGGATTAACTCTAGGTTCATAATTTTTAATAGCACTTTCAATGTAAAATTCTAATGTTGACAAGCTTGGCCCATCGTTCATTTCAAACATTGAAGCCCAAACATTCGAACCGACAGTTGGTTGAAATAATCTTTCTCCAATGTTAGTGAATATTAAGTTCCTTAAAGATTGATTTACTGCTTGTTCATTCGTAACTCTACCAAGTTGGTTGCCGTATGGTGTTTTCGCAAAACTGTTAACAAAATCAGAGAAAAACTCTGTTTTCTTTTTAACACCATTTAATGTTTCTGCTCTTGTTAATGCCATTTTATGCCCCTATAAAAACGTCTGATGAACCGCTAGTGATTTCATGCGCTGCATACAAGCTACCTTTAAACGCAGCTTTTTTACTATTTACAAATACTGTTCCTGAACAATTAGTATCCATCGTGGGCGCATGAGGAACACAAGAAGGACCTACTGGATAAGTATGAGATGCAACTGCGTCTCCAAAACGAACAACCCCATCCCCGTTAACTATTACATCAGGCGAACATTCATCAGTTACAGTAGTTGCGTCGCAACCATGACCTGTATTTACTGAATCTGTGCCATTTCCCCTAGCTGCTTCTGGCATTTTAATTCCTATGGGTTAAGATCAATTTTAGCAGAAACCATAGTAATAACACTAGGCTCAATAACAATTGTAGACCCACCAACCTTCAAAGTTATTTTAGTTTTTGCTTCTATTAAAATATCTTCTGCTTCTGCACTAATTCTTATATGACCACTATCGGATTGCATATCGATACCACCACCGTCTTGAACAAAAAGTCCAAAATCGCCTTTAACCATTTCAAAATTTTGACCAGTTATAGAGCGTACAACATCTCCTTCGATATTTGTATGATGGCTACCTACAAATTTTTCAACGATATCGCCTGTGGTTGTCGTGTAGCTTTTACCTCCTGGTACAGTTTGATATGTTCCTTCCTCGGAACCTCCAATTTCTTTTGTAGATCCTACATAAGAAGTTCCACCAGCAGCAGATCCAGAATCTCCCATTACATTTGAATTTTTTGTACCCTGTGCACTCTCGTCAACTGGACCGTCGTTATTTTTACTAGAACTACCAGCATTATGTCTTTCGTGATGCGTATGGGAAGTTACTAGTCCCTTAAAAGAATCAGATACTTCTTCTGTTTCAAAACTACCATCATGATTTACTTTTGAAGTAAAGGCATCATTTGGCTTACTAGGATTGGCATGTTTAGTAGTCGCACGCCCGAGGACATCAACATCCATAAAGAGGAAAACTGGATGATCAACTGATTTTTCTTGAGCAGCCGATTCTGGAATTTTTTTATTCGGAGGTTCTGCCATTATACACCTATATTTTTCAATAAATTAGAAGTTGCTACAACAGCTACTGATGTAACTCCAGCAACCTTAAGAGCGTTTGATATATTAGATCTAGAAGCAGTTGCGCCCATAGCCAAAGATGCTATAGATGGTATCGTCATACCAGCAGTTTGTAAAACTGAACTTAGACCATTCACGGCTCCCAGAGCAGAGGTCAAACCTCCTATAGAACCAAGAGAAGAAGTTAAATTTGTTACAGCAGAAATTCCACCGAGGGAAGGAATCAACGAAGGAATAGATATACCTAAGTTACCCAAAGTTCCCACCAAACCAGATACCGCTGCCAAACTTGCTAATCCAGGAATTTGTAATCCTGGTAATCCTGGAGGTTTGAATGCAGTTTTAGACTTATTAGTCATCACAGTTAACATCGCCATATTTTTAGAAAAACCTTCTAACGATTTAGAAACATTACCTGTATTTAAAACAGATTTAGGTAAGAAATTACCCTTTGCTAAATTAACTGCAACCCCTGCTGCTCCCAATAGAGCAGGCAAATTAGACATCAGAGAAGAACTACTATCCTTACC